CATAAGTGACCTACAATTCTAGCCCTTGCTAGGGCTTCCAACCTCTCAGGCTAGAATTGATTCCTACATTAAGGAACACTACACTTCATAAACTTGTGACTTAGATAAAACTACTTTAAGAACCGCCAATGCGGTACAAAAAGTTTAAAAACTAAGGTCAAAGTTTAAACAAAATGCACCGCTCTCCACAATTGGAGTAACGGACAGTTCCAGGCTATTTCCTCCAAAAGGAAATACCTACCTAGCAGTCACCACTAGGATTACGTTTTTTCGGAAACGTTAACCGGACACCTAGCTCAATGCTTGACATCACACAAAAACGGGGCCCACCGTTTTTGGCGCACGAGATGCGTCTTACATGTTTTACCATGTTATTTTTCACCGTCTCGTTCGGTTACCCATTTCCTAAAAAACGGGGGGGTCCTATGCAACAGGACTTGGGAGTGGGTCTGAATTAAAATAAAAAACAGGACAAGACTGGAAAAAAGATAATGAAAAATCTTCTCCAGCTGCTACAAAAGCATTCACTCCAGCAGTTTTTGCGATAGCATTAGGAAATGCTAGATCATGAAACGTGTTGAAATCATTATTTTCCAACACATTTGTTTGTCTAGCAGGGGCAAATCTCCTATTGTGGAAAAAAGGTATTTCCACTTCCAATACTGGATTCTGTTCTATCATGGTGCACTGCACACCTTGACCAGTATTTAACGTTCGATTCTTCACATCGAAAACTGCTTCCGATGGACTACCACCCGGATTGGCTACATTTGCAATTGTTTGAAAACTACGAACATGGTCCGCAACACGTCGCACAGACATAATTCCTTTAGTGTCCTCTCCAGGACTCGCATAAAGAAATTTATATCGAATACCACCTCTACGACACAAAAATATTGGTGTATACCAATGCATCATAGTAGTATCCGTATAATTATACGGCAAAATGTTAATGAAACCAGTACGATGTATGCCAGCTGTTCCAGCATGGCCTCTATACAAAGGATAGTCAGTCAAACCAACTCTTGTTCTCGTTTGTTTGTCTCCATCAATAGCATTCTGAGCAATGGGTAAATAATGTTCATAACGCTTCACTATTTGCCGTATTGAAGTTACGGGATCTCCAAAATACACCTTCTGTGCATTATCAGATACTGACAACTTAGTAGCCATTGAAGCTTCAATTTCCTGTTGTACAGGAGCACTCTCCTCTAATGTTAAATCATTATCTGCGTTATCCAAATCAGCTTGTTCAGAATACCAATATCCATCACCAAAATCAGGTTCTTCTGCTTGAGTTGATAAATATTGATAATACTTGGCAGTTTGCTCTGAAGCACTCTGCGGTTGATAAAATGTCACCCTTTGTAACATATCATCGGGATTGACAACTTCAAAGTCGTCTCCTGCTGAAACTGACACCAATACTGACACATCTGAAAGTGTAGCACTAGGTGTCGTTAAGTCATTAACTACAGAAACCATTAAGATTCCATTCGCTTCACCATGTCGTGGTGCGCCTAACGGAGTTGTACTAAATGGAACTGCAGTAAGTTCATCACGCTCAAGATATGAGAACTCCTGTCCCCAATTTACTGTGACGGTAAAATCACGTTCCTTTGCAAGATCAATGACATGAGTATACTGAGTATTATATTCAGTTACTCCACCAGCAGCAAGGTATGGTTCATACACTACCTTAATACGTCCTTTGTGAAAAGACGATGCTACTACCTGGAACCGATAGTTAATGGAACCTCTCCAATGCTTAAAAGGCAATGATGCCCAAGCCATAGGAGTATAATGTTGTTCACTTCCAAAAGTATCATATAACTTAGGTTCAACATAACAATTCCACAACAGTGTCTCAGGCACAGCTGTTGTAGCCCATGGAAATTGAGTTAAATAACTCTCTCTCTTTGCTATACTCAGCAATGACATCTCATCACTTGGTCCTACACCGCAAGCAATAGGGTCAATAGTTAATTCTTGTTTAACATCATACGTCAATTTTGTAGATGTGTCTGAAGTATTAGTATTGGCCATATTACCAGCATAGGTAGGTTTATAAGACGATATAGGTGCTGTATCAACAGGTCGCGACATTCCAAACATTTTGGCAATGTTACCTATTGCACCAGCAGCCATTTCTGTTGCTAATGCAAATGGTCGTATCTGCGGAATAACCGCTAAAGCACCTGCTGCTCTTGCCACTACTGCTGAAGGTCCAGAAATTGGACCAGCACTAGCCTCATCATATTCACCCTGTTCATCCAACATGACTTGGGGTGATAAAGAACCAGGTTCCGCAATTGTTGGAATTGAAAGAGAAACATCCTCAGCCCACGCAAATATAGAAATGGTAACGGAATCCGAACCACCATTTGCATGTTCTAAAGTTGTAACCGATGCAATATCCAACACTCCCATATCACGCCATTCCTCCTCTACGACATTCATCGTATTCTTGTAATAGACATAAGGTAAACATAATGTTCCACCTTGTGATTTAGTGGGATCAATCCAGACATGCATACGCTGACTGGCTCCAATGGTATCCTCGTTAACCAATCCATACCTCCACGGTGTGAATTGATCTTGATTATGCAAGGGCCTATAAGAAGCCAATGCACGGCCATAATGAAAGCCGTTACCATTAATCATAATTCTAACACATAATTTAGATCGCAATAAATTATAATTTGTAATACGGTTAATAACACGCGTATTCTCAAAATACAATTGCCATGGATTAATTGTAGTGCCGAATGTCGCCCCAACAGGCCAATTTAAAGATGCTATCTTAATGGGGCGGGAGAAAAAATTCTCCAAACTAGCATCATTAGAATCTGCTGTGCTATGCACATCATCTAAAGGGTTGTCGATCGAGTA